TACTGTTGATGAATCTGACTACTCAAAGCTCATTGGTGATTTCGTCAATGATGCTAAACGACTAGCAGAGGACGCTTGGAACTGGACTGCCCTACGTGCTACCCATACCATCACGACAGTTTCGGGCGTCCCCACCTATTCTCTAACTGACTTTGGTGTTCGTGGTAAAGTTACTGACGTTCACAACGAGAGTGACAACACTGTAGTTCGTTATGAGTCACTACCACGTATCCGTGAGCAGAACCTAGGCACTAATGGTGCTAGTGGCACTATCGTATATTATACCATTGATGGTGTAGATGCTAATGGTGACATTAAGATTCGTCTTTATCAGACTCCAAGTTCAGTTAAGACTCTGACAGTCTATGGCACTAAGCGTCCTGCAGATCTCTCAAGCGACTCTGATGAACTCCTAATCCCATCATCTCCAGTAGTTAACTGGGCATATGCCTATGCACTACGTGAGCGTGGTGAGACTGGTGGTGAGTCAGGTTCAGAGCAAGCAATTTTTGCACAGAATGACTTAGCAACTGCAATCTCTTTAGACTCTCAATATCATCCTGAAGAATTACTCTGGGAAACCGTATAATGGCTAAACCGTTACAGAGCATTGCCATTCAAGCTCCGGGTTTCTACGGTCTAAACACCGAAGATAGCCCTACAGCTTTGTCTGAGCAGTTTGCACTGGATGCTACTAACTGTGTTATTGACCAGTTTGGTCGTATCGGTGCTCGTAAGGGTTGGGAGTATTATACAACTACCAATCCAGATAGTCTTGTGTCTATCAGTCAGTTCATTCAAGATGATGGTACTTATGAAATCGTAAGTGCTTCTGAAGGTGCTATCTACGTTGGTGAAGAGACACTGACTGACATTACACCTTCAGGCTACACTGTAGGTGATGGTCGTTATCAGTATGCGACACTGAATAACAAACACTATATGTTCCGTAAGGACTCTAAGCCTGTTGTGTACGACGGTACTACTGCAGTGGCTATTGAAGACCATGCAGACTATAGTGGTACTGTCCCTCAGGCTAATGTTGTCATATCATCCTTTGGTCGCCTTTGGGCTGCTAATACAACTGCAGATACTACAACTATTTATTGGTCAGACCTACTGACTGGTATGAAGTGGGATACAGGTTCTTCAGGTTCCATTGATGTCTCTAAAGTATGGGCAGATGGATCTGATAGTATTACTGCACTGGCAGCACATAACAACTTCTTAATCATCTTCGGTAAGCGTCAGATCTTGGTATATCAAGGTGCTTCAGATCCTGCCACGATGTCTCTAGCAGATACTGTGGTTGGTATTGGTTGTGTTGCTCGTGACTCAGTACAGAGCACAGGATCAGATCTATTATTCTTGTCTGATTCAGGTGTGCGTAGTTTTAGACGTACCATTCAAGAGAAGTCAATCCCAATTACTGACGTATCTAAGAATATTCGTTCTCAGTTAGACTCTTACGTATTATCAGAAGTAGGTCATATTACTTCAGTTTATTCACCTGAAGATGCGTTCTACTTACTTCAATTACCTACGTCTCAACAGACATATTGCTTTGATACTCGTACTCCATTACAAGATGGTTCCTATCGTGCAACCATTTGGAATAGTATTAACCCTCAGTGTATGATGCGTAGTATTGATGGTGACTTGCATTTTGGTAAAGAACTTGGTGTAGCACGTTACATTGGTTATCAAGACAATGGTAATGCGTATCAAATGTCATACTTCACCAATTACTTAGACTTTGGCGCACCAAGTAACCTTAAGCTACTTAAGAACCTTAAGATCACTGTAATCGGTGGTAGTGCGACTGACGTAACACTCAACTGGGGTTATGACTACAGCTATGCATACAAGAAGAAACGTTTCACTCTGACAACTCAAGTCATTGCTGAGTATAACATTGCAGAGTATAACGAAGGTGAATTCAACGCAGGTGTTCTAGTAAACCGTCCTAACGTAAACGCTAGTGGTGGTGGTGCAGTAGTACAACTAGGTGTTGAAGCAGAAATCAATGGTGCGCCAGTATCAATTCAGCGCATGACAGCACAAGCAATTGTAGGAAGGACTATCTAATGTCTAATTACACAAAAACGACCAACTTTGCAGTTAAAGATACTCTGGCATCAGGTAACCCTGCAAAAATTATTAAAGGTTCTGAAATTGATTCAGAATATAACAACATTGCAACTGCAGTGGCAACTAAGGCAAACACAGCATCACCTACTTTTACTGGTACTGTAACTGTTCCAACCTTGACCGTCACAGGTACTGCAACTGTAGGTACTGTTGATGGAGGTACGTTCTAATGCCAACTGCTGCAGAAGCTTTAAGCTCGTTAATTGGTACTGGAGGCAGTCTAGCGGCTGCTTACTTGCCCTATGAAGCCACTGGCGATCAAATGCAAGCCCTTAAGGACATGGTTTCAGGGTTTCAGACACAGGCAGGTGAGTTAGGTACTCAACTACAAGGTGTCTCTCAGTTTCAACCATTTACTGTCACAACTCCCACAAGCACCTCAGATGTAACTGCAGGTGGTGGTTATGGTGTAACTTTAGGTCAAGTACCTCAGGCAATCCAAACGGGTCTATTGGGCGGTGCCCAGACTGCAGCAGGTGCTCTTGGTGGTACTGCTCCTGATCTATCAGCATTACAACAGGCAGCCTTTGGTGGTGCAGGTACAGCCCTTGGTGGTCTAACTGCAGATGATGCTCTAGCATCTCAACGACTAACAGCACAAGGACTCCTATCGGGTCAATTGGGTATGTTTGGTCTACCTCAGGAAACCTTAGGTGGTCTTACAAGTGCTGCATTGACTGGTGCTGAGACTGGCTTAGCTACGGCAGCTCCTTCAGTCTCTGGTGCTTACTCTGGCATATCAGCCCCTTCAGTCAGTACTGCAGCAGGTGATGTTGCTAGTCAATATTTAACTGCAGGTGCTAATGCTTTAGGTCAAGCGACACCAACTGCAACTTCTTTGTTCCAAGACATCCGTGCAATGCAGACTCCTGAAGAGGAACGTCAACGTCTTGCATTGGAGAATCGTTTGGCAGCTCAAGGTCGCCTAGGTGTTTCTACGGCAGCCTATGGTGGAACTCCTGAGCAATTAGCTCTTGAGAAAGCTCAGGCTGAAGCTCGTAATACTGCAGCGTTCCAAGCAACTCAGATGGCAGATCAATTAGCTACTGCAGCTCAGAACCGTGCTCAACAGCTATCAACTATGGGTCTCAATGCTGAACAGATTCAAGCTCGTTTGAACTCTGAAGGGTTCACTCAGGCAATGCAATTGGCAGGCGCAGGTATTTCTGCAGAGCAAGCTCAATCTGGATTACAGACTGAACAACAAGCTCGTGCAGCTCAGTTAGCTCAATTGGGTCTCACAGGTACCCAAGCACAACAACAGCTAACGACTCAACAACTTGCTAACATTACTGGTTTGTCTGCTGCTGATATTGCAACTGCTCAGGCACAACAAGGGTTACAGCAGGGTGCTGCAAACTTAGGTACTGGTTTGTTTAGTCTTGGTCAGGCAGCTTCTGTTCTACCTCAGACAATGACTTCAACTGACATTGCAAACCTACAGGGTATGCTTGGTGCAGCTTATACTCCACAGACTCAAGCAATTGCTGCAATGAATCCTTCAGTTCAGCTTGCCAATATCTCTCAAGCAGCTCGTCAGGGTGAACTTGAGGCGTTGTATAAGACTGGTATTGCAGGTCTTCAAGCAGGTGCTGAAGGTACTAGCTCCATTGCAACACTTGAAGCATCTCGTGCTCGTGCATTGGCAGATGCTTTGCAAGGTTTGTTCGCAGGTGGCTCTTCAGTGGCAGGTGAGACTGCAACATCTCCAATTGACACATTGATCGATTACATTCTTGGTGATAGTGCTCAACAACAATCAGGACCATTCTAAGGAATAACAATGGCTAAAAGTATGATTGCAGACTTGCTTAAGACACCTGAGCAAGTAAAACTTGAAGAACAGAACATTCTACGTCAACGTGGTCTAACGGATGCTCAGGCACTGCTTACGGGTACTGGTGGTTCACCAATATCAGGTGCTATTCGTGGTCTAACGGCAAATGCTCTAATGAATATGCCTCAGAATATGCAGAACTTTGTTAGTAGCGGTATGATGGGATTAAGTAGTGCAGCTAGGGGCTTAGGTGCTCCTCAAGCTGCTGATGCATTCCGTAGAGCTTCTATGAGTCCTGAGCAACAGAAGGCTGAGATGATTCAGAAGATGGGTTCTACCATTGCCAATGACCCTGAAGGTATCCGTGAGTTTGCTCGAAAGTTACGTCAACAAGGTCGATTAGATCTTGCCTTACGTCTTGAAGAGAAAGCTAATGATCTTGAGATGCGTCGAGAAGAACTACAACTTAAGCGTGAGGCTTTAGATCTTAAGAAGCAACAGAAGGGTGAGCGTTACAAGACTGTAGGTAATCGAATCTTTGACGTTGAAGAGAAACGATTCTTAGAACCTGAAGGTGGCATTAAGGATGGTAAGAAAGATAAACCATTTGATGACACCATTGAGATCATGAAGGAAGGTAAGAAGTTTGGTCAACACA